GTACAACGGAGAATGTCGAGAACGTGAGGAAGGGACGAAAGGTATTACGAATACCTTTATTACCTGGTGCAGGAACTGGCGTACAAATATCAAATTAAAGCATGGACTATAATAATTTAGGAACTGCTCAAGGGCGGTATCAACAATGTGAAAGTTTAAGAGAGAATTTTTTAACAAGGGCGAGAGACAGCGCTAAGCTGACACTCCCGACTTTGATTCCACCTTCAGGCGCAACTGGCTCAACAAAATATTCAACACCTTATCAAGGCGTGGGAGCTAGAGGCGTAAACAATTTAGCAAGTAAACTTTTACTTTCCTTATTGCCAGCGAACGAGCCTTTCTTCCGTTTGAAGATGGACGATTTTGTAATCAAGGATTTAGAACAACAAGGTGATGAAGCATTAAAGACTTCCATTGAAGAGGGATTATCGCAAATTGAAAGAGCGATTATGACTGACATAGAAACGCATGGAGACAGAATAGCAATCTTTGAAGCTTTAAAACATTTAATAGTGGCTGGTAATGTCTTATTAAATGTTGAAGAAGAAGGAATACGCGTATTTCCTCTATCAAGATATGTAATTAAAAGAGACCCTAGTGGAACAGTACTTGAGGTCATAACTAAAGAGAGCATAGCTCCAAATGTTTTGCCTGAAGTCATTCAGCAACAAGTTAAAGACCAAATGCAGGGTGATGAAAAAACTTGTGATTTATATACGCACGTTTGCAGACGAAAAGATAAGTTTGAAATTTATCAAGAAGTAAAAGGTTTGGAAGTTCCAAAATCAAGAGGCTCTTATCCAATAGAAAAATCCCCATTCATTCCATTGCGTTTTAATAGGATAGATGGTGAGGATTATGGAAGAGGTTATGTTGAAGAATATTACGGAGATTTAAAATCTTTAGAAGGATTAACCAGAGCAATAGTTGAGGGGTCAGCTGCTGCAAGTAAAGTTTTATTTTTAGTAGCGCCTAACGGAACTACTAGAGCGAGAAAATTAGGTGAGTCTCCTAATGGAGCAATCATAGAGGGCAGCGCGACAGACGTAACAACGTTGCAAGTCAACAAGTTTGCTGATTTTAATATTGCTTATCAAACTATGGGTAGGATTGAAGCAAGACTTCAACACGCATTTTTAATGAACGCGTCCATTCAAAGAGACGCTGAGCGCGTTACCAGTACGGAAATAAAATTCATGGCCCAAGATTTAGAAAAGGCAATCGGTGGAATTTACTCAATCTTGTCACAAGAATTTCAACTTCCATTCATTACAAGAAAAATGGCAATGATGGAGAAAAATAAAAAGTTACCTAGACTTCCAAAGTCAGGTGTACGACCTTCAATAATTACAGGCCTAGAAGCGCTTGGCAGAGGAAACGATAAAAGCAAATTAATAGAATTTCTCACTACGCTTACTGATACTTTAGGCGCTGAAACAATAACAAAATACATTAATGTTTCAGACGCGATAAGCCGACTTGCTACAAGTGAAGGCATTGACCCTAAAGGATTGATAAAAAGTGAAGAAGAGTTGTCTCAAGAAATGGAGCAACAACAAATGGACATGCAACAGCAACAATTACAAGATGTAGCAGCGCAAGCTGGAACTAAAATAGCTGGAAACATTCCTCCAACAACAATCGGTGGAGCTTTAGAACAACTACAACAACAACAAGGATAAAAAATGGTTGAACAAGTAGAAATAAAAGATGACGGGCTGACAGAAGCCCAGCAAAAAACAACACTCGATAAAAGTACGACTGAAAGACCTAGTTGGCTTCCTGAAAAATTTGAATCAGCTGAAGACATGGCTAAATCTTATACGGAATTGGAAAAAGCTTATTCCGCAAAACAAGATGAAGCTCCAGTTGAACAAAAAGAAGCTGAAGAAGCGACTGGTTTATCACTAGACCCTTATTATAAAGAGTACGCAGACAGTGGAGAATTATCAGACAAGAGTTATGCGGACTTGCAAGGCAAGGGTTTATCAAAAGAATTAATTGATACTTATATCTCAGGGCAAAAAGCTTTGGCAGACAATCAATTAAATCAAATTTATCAAGTTGCCGGCAATAAAGAATCTTATGAGGAGATTGTTAAATGGGCTGGCGAAAACTTACCACAAACTGAAGTGAATACTTTTAATAACACAGTTACAAATGGAAGTATGGAAGAGGCCATCATGGCGGCTTCAGGTTTAAAGGCGAGATATGATAACGCTGTGGGGGTAGTTCCGAATTTAGTTAAAGGTGGAATTTCTTCAACAGTAAATGCGTATCAATCAACTGCAGAAATAATCTCTGCAATTAACGACCCTCGATACAATGTAGATACAGCTTATCGAAAAAGTGTTGAGGATAAAATTAAGAGGTCAAATGCAATCGGTTAAAGATAAAATAATAAGTATGTGGCAAGATTGGAATAAACCATTCAAAATGTTTATTTGTATTCTTGGAGTCATTCTTTTTATCGCACTTATTTCAAATATATTTTAGTTAATGGCTAATTATAAATCTTTAGATGGTAAGAGGCAGTCAGTGCTTTGGACAGTCTACCATACAATACTAGCTGTTGAATTGGGATTAATAGTTTTAATCGAGTTCGCGGAATTTGTTTTGTACTACAATCAACTATATGCCTACTAGAAATTATACAGCAGAATATAATAATTATCATTCCACAGAAAAACAAAAAAAGAGACGGGCCATGCGTAATAAAGCGAGGCGCGCTTTCATGAAAAGTGGAAGAATAAAAAAAGGTGATGGAAAAGACGTTCATCATAAAGACGGAAACCCTATGAACAACTTGCTTTCCAATTTACGCATAACCACACAATCAGCAAATCGTTCAAGGAAATATTAATATGTGGGCATTATTAGCTAAAACAGTTCTTCCTAGTATTTTTAAAACTGTAGACAAAGTAATAAAAGGAAAAGACGAAGCGGAAAAATTAAAACAAGAAGTACAACTTGCTTTAATGGCAAGCGAAAACGAATGGAAAAAATCTGCTCATGATGTAATAAAAGCAGAAGCACAATCAGAGTCCTGGCTAGCAAGAAATTGGAGACCTTTGACTATGCTTTGTTTCACTGCAATAATTTTTAATAACTACTTACTTTTTCCTTACATGAAACTATTTGGTTTTCCTGCAACCATGCTGGAAATTCCTCAAGGCATGTGGACTTTATTAACTATGGGTCTTTCTGGTTATGTAGTTTCTAGAGGAGCAGAAAAGGTAATGAAAACTTACAAAGAAAAATAGTCGTCTCTTTTAAGAGAGACTACATGAGTATTGAAAATTTGGCTTTAATGCTCATATTTATATAGAGAACGTGCCATTGTGGGCGTTCCGAAAGTAACTTGCTATAAAAGGAGTGAAAAATGACAAGAGACCTTTCTGTATGGAACTCGTTTGACAGATTAAAACCTTTTTCCATTGGATTTAATTCTCTCTTTGATGAGTTTGACAAAATGTTAGATTCTTCAGAGTTTGTTTCAAATTATCCACCTTACAATATCGTACAAGGAAAAGATAACGATTATAAAATCGAAGTCGCACTTGCAGGATTTGATAAGAAAGATATTTCAGTTGAAGCAAAAGAAAATACTTTAACTATAAAAAGTAAAAGAGAAAATAAAACTGATGAAAAAGTTAACGGAGTTCTTCATAGAGGTATTGCTCAAAGAGAGTTTGTGCGTTCCTTTGCTTTAGGTGAAGACATTAAAGTAAAAGACGCTAAACTTGAAAAAGGTTTACTAACAGTAGACCTTGAAAGAGAAATACCAGAACATAAGAAACCACGTCAAATCGAAGTACATTAATAAAGAAAGGGAGCTTAATTGCTCCCTTTTATTTTGCCGTCTCTAATAAGAGAGGCGAAAGACAATTTAATATTAAACTGCCGTCTGAATAGTTTTTGCGAAAGCTTGAAGAACGATAACTTTTTGAAAAAGAAATTGTTGTTTTTAACTTAACCAAAAGGAGTAATTAATATGGCTGACGCTGTTGCAACTCGGTTAGGTCAAATTAACGCTACTGGTGACGCAAACACGCTTTTTCTGAAAGTATTTTCAGGAGAAGTTATGGCTGCGTTCCAACGCCAAAATAAATTGTTGCCGATTACTACTGTGAGAACAATCTCACACGGTAAACAAGCAACATTCCCAGCAGTAGGACGCACAAGTGCAGCCTATCATACAATTGGGGCTGAAATAAATGGTGTGGCAATAAAATTATCAGAACGAGTTATTAGTATTGATGATTTACTTATCGCACACACTTTTGTTGCAAATTTGGACGACGCAAAAAATCACTGGGACAGCAGAAAAATATTTTCTACTGAACTAGGGTCTGCGTTGAGCAAAAAATTAGACCAAAACCTCGTACAACTAGCAGTTCTTGCTGCTCGTGCCTCAACAACTGTTGCAGGTGGAGACGCAGGTACAGTAATTACAGACGCAGACGCACATACTTCAGCTTCCAGTTTCAGAGATAGTATCTATGAAGCTGCACAAGCACTGGACGAAAATGATTGTCCTGAAGATGACCGCTATCTGGTTTGTACACCTGACCAATATTACCTTCTATTAACTGATGACAAAGTGACTAATCGTGACTTTGTTCAATCAAATAATTATGAAGGTGGTAAAATGTTCAGGTTAGCAAATATGAGCATTGTTAAATCTAACAGTGCCGTAAGTGCTTTTACTGACCTATCTAGTGCTAGTACGTCAGGTCAAAATAATACTTACAGAGGAAATTTTTCAACTACGAAAGCTGTTGCTTTTCACAAATCAGCAGTTGGAACAGTTAAACTTTTAGACCTAGCTGTTGAGTCAGAATATGACATACGCAGACAAGGAACACTAATGGTTGCGAAATACGCACTCGGTAGTAATATTTTAAGACCTGAAAGTGCGGTTGAAATTAAGATTTCTTAATTTTAACAAACAAACTTTTAAAGGGGGCAATTTATTTGCCCCTTTTTTTTAATCTATTTTTTTAGGAAAATATTATGGCAAACGCTG